ACCCCTACCCCGACCCCGTTAGGCTCTCGACTTTCTCTCTCTCGACCGGTACCTTGAACGCAAGCTAGGAGGCCGGAATGGCCATCGAAAGGCGCAAGCCACGCGATCGCGCAGCCAACTACGGCAAGCTGCCCGACACGCAAGAGCGCGTGGAGTACCTGCGCGAGGCGCTGCGGCAGGCCGAGGGCATGGTCACGAAGGCTGAGGAGGCGCGCAGCTGGCAGGCCGCGGTCAGCGCGAAGCGCCTCGCCTTGCAGACACGTGACGAGCTCGACCTCGCGCTCGCGAAGGCGTCGGCTCCCGACGACACGATGAGCGACGAGCAACTCCTCGCCATCATGGTGCAGGCGATTGCGTCCCTCCCGGCTCAGCACCTCGAGCGCCTCGAGGACGCGATCGGCATCCGGCGCGGTGCGCCCCCGGTGCGCCTCGTTGAGACTGCTTGAAAAAAAGTGCGCTAATCTTCTTGACGTTAGAATAGCGGTGCGCTAATCTTTAAACATCAAGGAGAGAACAGATGGCGACCGAGAACTGCACCGGCAACACCCGCACCAAGAAGATCAGCATTGTCCGCGAGTCGCTTGAGCGCGTGGACTTTGGGATGACGAATGCGAAGGGCGCGGCGCTTGGCGCAATGATCATCCGAGAGACGGAAGTGTACGAGGAGATGAGCGAGGCCGAGTTCAACAAGACCAAGACGGCTTCGCTGGTTCGCCCCGGTACGTGGTACACGTACCGCGTGCAGACGACCCGCAACGGCGCCTGTTTCGGCGCATCGCAGCCGACGCACTACTTCCGCAGCATCGAGGAGCGCGACGTGGCGATCCACGCGCACCTCGCTCGCTCGATGAAGGCTGCGGCGAAGAAGGCTGCGGCGTGAGCCGCGGGGGCTCTCGCCCCGGCGCCGGGCGCCCTCGGAAGTTCTCCGAGGGGGCCGCGGTGCCACGCACGATCCGGCTTCCCGAGATCGTGTGGGTCGCGTTGCAGGAGCGCGCCGACGTCGAGGGCGTGTCGCTGGCGCAGCTGGTCGCCTCTCTCGCGAGGCCGGCGTGAACCTCTCCGCTCTCGCCACGGCGACGAACACGCTAGCGCGTCGGGCCCACGCGGACCCGCTGGCCTACTTCCGTCCGACGCCCCCGCAGCTCGCCTTTCTGTCGAGCAACCATCCGATCCGCTTGCTACGCGCCGGGAACCAGCTGGGCAAGACGTGGGCGGGGCTAGCCGACTGCATCTTCCGCTGTTTGGGCTCGCATCCGTGGACGCTGGTGAAGGCAGCGCCGATCGAGGCGTGGATCGTCGTGGTGTCGTGGGAGCAGAGCCTCTCGATCCAGAGCAAGCTCTGGAGCCTACTACCTAAGGACAGTATCGATCCAGACTGCGAATACACCGCGGGGAGGGGCTTTCGTGGGCGCACACCTGTGGTCCGCTTTCGCAACGGCAGCGTGCTCCGCATTCGCACAGTCAACCAGGGCGCGCTCGCGCTGGCCGGGTCGACCATCGACTACGTGCTGATCGATGAGCCCCCGCCCGAAGAGATCTGGTCGGAGCTGGCGGCGCGCGTGCTCCGGCAGCGAGGGCGTATCGCCATCACGCTCACACCGATCGGGCTCCCGCTCGGGTGGATGAAGCGCCTCGTCGAGGAGCAGGTCGTGCAGGACCTGCACTTCCCGCTGACGGTCGAGAACACGACGCCGATCGGTGGGCGTCCGCTCCTCGAGCAGAGCGACATCGACAAGCTCACGTCGCAGGTCCTCCCGCAAGAGGTAGCCCAACGCATACACGGCGAGTGGGACTCGGGGTGGGTCGAGGGTCGCGTCTTCAAGATGTTCGACCCGGCTCAGCACGTGAAGGCAGACGCCCCCGTGGGCGAGGCCCTCATCGGCGTGGGTATCGATCACGGCACCGAGGCCGGCGCCCAGGTGGCGGTGCTGACGGCGCTAGTCCGCGACGCGGGCGAGGGTCACCCGAAGATCTGGGTCCTCGATCAGGTCGTGAGCGACGGCATGACCACCCCGGATCAGGACGCCGCGGCGATCCTCGGGATGTTGAAGCGGTGCGGGCTTCGGTGGGAGAACGTGGACAGATGGGTGGGCGACCGTAAGGTGTACGGGAAGAAGAATGGGTCGCTCAAGTCGAACGCCATGCTCGGCTCAGCGTTCGAGCGGGCGCTTCGACTCCCCACGGGAAGCCTCCCGTTTAGGATCAACACGGCGTACAAGCCCCGCGGCTCAGTCTTCGAGGGCTATCGGGTGCTCTCCGCGGCGATGCTGCGTGGGGACTTCTCGATCAACCCGCGGTGCCGCGGGCTTATCGACGACCTGCAGAAGTTCGACGGTCGCGAGGCGAGCGAGCACAAGCACAGCATCGACGCGCTCAGGTACTGCCTCGAGCTCTACACCCGGCGACTTTACCAACCGAGTACGATAAGACTAGGCTAGTGGGGGGTCCATGTACGCTTACACGCAGATGCCGCAGCCGCCGTCTCCGACGAACCCAGAGGAGGCGTCGCGGTGGGAGCACACCCGGCATCGCCGGGCGCTGATGGAGGGACGCTGGCAGCGCCTCCTCGAAGACCGGCTCCAGATGCAGCTCGGGTCGACCCGGCGTCAGGCGTGGGGGATCCCCGACATCTCGAGCAACCCGTTCAAGGTCGTCGCGACCGAGCTGGCCACGCTCTACGATGCCCCCCCGGACGTTTCCCACAACACGGCCGGTGGGGCCGTGGACGAGCTCTGCGGGTCGAATGGCCTGATCGCGCGTGCGGGGCTGTGGCCCCAGATGGCGCGCTTTCAGAGCATGGTGATCGCGCTCCGCGAAATGTGGATGCGGATCGATGTCGAGGACGGCCGTCTGATCTACCGACCGGTGTCCCCCGATATGACGATCGCCGAGGCCGACCCTAGCCGGCCGACGACGCCGCTGGCCTACGCCGAGATCCGGTTGCGCCACATCCGAGGAGAGGCGCAGTGGGCCTACGATGTCCTGGACATTCGCGACCCGGCAAACCCGTCCTACACGGTGCGCCTCGCGAAGGCCACGGGCATGGGCGAGGACGTGACCCTCGAGGTCCTCGGCGGCACGTACTCCGGCGACGCGTACCCTTACCGACGCGCCGATGGGGCGCCGATCCTCCCGGTCGTGCTCTACCATGCGAGCCTCTACGGCGACCGGCTGTTCGACGCCTTTAACGGCGTGGAGCTCATGGAGGGCTCACTCAACCTCTCGGTGTACTACTCGTTCCTCGCACACACGCTCAGGGACGCATCGTTCCCGCAGCGGTATGCCATCGGCGTGCGTATCGCCGGGTCGGACATGGTCGACGGCGGGTCGCGTGGGCAGCGTGTCGAGGTCGTCACCGACCCGACGACCATCCTCATGCTCGACGCGGCCATGGAGCAACAGCCGCAGGTCGGGCAGTTCGTGGCAGGCGCCGACGTGGAGAAGATCGAGGCGACGATCGCGGCGATCGCGCACCGGCTGGCGACCGACGCGGGCCTCGCGCCGACCGACCTGCAGCGCACGAGCGGCAGCGCGAAGAGCGGCTATGCGATCAGTCTCTCGCAAGACGGGAAGCGCACGGCTCAGCGCAAGTACGTCATGCAGTTCCGCGACGCGGACGAGCGCCTCGTCGCGATCTCGGCGACGCTCTACAACCGGGCCATGGGGACGCAGTTCCCCGAGGGCGGGTATTCGGTGCACTACCGTGAGATCCCGCTCTCGCCCGAGGAGCTCGCCAGCAGGCGCGCTCACGCCATGGAGATGATGGAGGCCGGCCTGATGGACAAGGTCGAGGCGCTCCGGCTCTTTGGCTCGCTGACCCACGAGGACGCCGTCGTGCGCCTCGAGCAGATCGCCGCGGCGAAGATGGCCGAGTCTCGCATGATGATGGTGGAGAGCGCGTCGCCGGCCGCGGAAGAAGGAGACTTGGAGGTACGACCGGCGACGGCCGCACCCGACGTATCCCCCGCACACGCGGAGGCTATGTCCGAGGTCGGCGAGGAGCTCGACGCGGCCGAGGAGGCCCTCGCCGCTCTCGACCTCGACGGGGCCAACGCCCAGGTGATCGCCGCTGTGATCGAGAGTCTCCGCGAGGCTCGCGGCTATCTGGGGCTCGGCCCGAAGGTCGAGGCCGAGGTCGAGCTTGACGAAGAAGAGGACGAGGACGAGGTTGCGACCTGATGCCGTTCCTCTCTGATCGCCAGCGCGACTATCTGAAGCGCGAAGCGCCTGCGGTGTATCGGCGGTTTCTCCGCGACGAACGTGCCATGGGCTTCGAGCTCCGCGCGCCCGTCGAGGTGGCGGCGGTGGCAAAGCGCGGCCTCGCGAACCGCGAGAAGTACGGGCGAGGTGGGACGCTCGTCGGTGCGCGCCGTGCGTCGCAGCTGGCGAACCGCGACGTGGTCAGCATCGAGACGATCAAGCGCATGGTCAACTACTTCACGCGACACGCGGTGGACCTCGAGGCGCCAGCCGCACAGCCAGGGCACCCGGACTATCCGAGCGCCGGCCGGATCGCGTGGGACCTGTGGGGCGGTGCGCCCGGCAGGGCATGGTCACGACGACAGCTAACGGTATGGGAGCGCGTGCAAGCCGCACGCGAGGAGGAAGAATGAGCGAGGAAGGAAGCACCACCACCACGACCGAGGGTAGCGACAGCGGAGCGGCAGCGCGCATCCGGCAGTTGGTCGCTCGCGTCAAGGAGCTCGAGGGCCGCGTCAACGAGCTGACGCCGCTGGCCGAGTCTGCGGAGAAGTACCGGGCTCAGATCGAGGAGGTCAAGGCCGCGAGCAAGGCCGAGCGCGAGGCGCTCCGCATCGAGCGCGAGATCTCGGCCGCGGGGATCACCGACGCCGAAGGCATGGAGTACGTGCAGCACGCCTACAGCCGACTCCCCAGCGAGGGCCGTCCTCCGCTCGCGGAGTGGCTCGGCAACAAGGAGGCGCTCCCGAAGGCTGTGCGCGCGTACCTCGCCGAGGCCCCCGCAGCCGCGCCCGCTCCGACTGCGGCCCCGCTCCCGAAGAGCAACGCCGGGACCGTGACGCAGACGCCCCCGGCCACCACGACGTGGACCTCTGAGTCGATCATGCGGCTCACGCCCGCGGAGTTTAAGGCCAACGCGGCAGCGATCAACGCGGCGCTCCGCACGCCTTGACAGTCTGTCACGGAGCGGCGTAAGGTAGCCGTGGGAGGACACTCCCACGCGCTCGGGGCGAGCTCCCGTAAAAAACGATAGGCGCGGCAAACCTCGAACCTCTTTAGGAGGCCACCATGGCCAACATCGATTTTGCCGCTCTCGACGGCAACGCCCGCGTCGCTGCGGTTCTCTACCAGAGCATCGTGATGAAGCTCGCCGACACCGGCAGCCTCCGCAACGCGCCCTGCTTCCTCAACGTCGGGTCGGTCAACGGCACCGGCTCCGACTCCATCCAGGTGCCCGTGGTCGGCCTCAACGGGACCGACATCATGAGCGCCCCCGGTGACGGCGTGTCCGTGTCGAACACCTCGATCACCTCCGCCGCGGCGACGGTGGTTGTGGCTCGGCAAGCCCTCCGATACGACCTTAGCGACTTGGCGCGCGTATCGAATTCCGTGCCCGGCGGCGTCGACCTCGACGGCCTCACGAACGCCATGGTGGCGGCCTTTAACGGCCGTTTCAACCAGCTCGCGTGCGCGCTCTCCTCGGGCTTCTCCACGCAGGTCGGCAGCACGGGCGTGGACATGACCACGGATACGTTTTACTCGGCAATTTTTGCTCTGCAGCTGCAGAGCGTGATGGGCGAGTACGACGTGATCCTGCACCCGCAGCAGTACAACGACCTCATGTCCAGCCTCCGCGCGGAGACCGGGCCGGGTCAGTACGTCGTGGCCAACCAGACGCAGACCTCGGCGCTGGGCACCTCGTTCAAGGGGATGCTCTTCGGCGTCAACGTTCACGTGTCGTCCTACATCCCGACCGCCAACGCGGGCGCGGACTACCGCGGCATGATGCTCGGCAACGGCACGATCGCCTACGCCCTCGGCACCCCGGCGCCCATCCAGGCGGCGGGCGGCGTCGTCATCCCCGCGGGCGCCCCGGTGGCGGTCGAGTGGGAGCGTGACGCGGCCTCGGGTCTGACTAAGGTCGTCGGCAGCTCCTTCCTCGGCGTGGCCGAGCTGCAG